GGCAGCCGTTGTTACAGAAGTAACCACACCTTGAGCGTTAACAGTCACCACAGGTATTGCACTAGCACTACCATAAGTATTAGCAGTAACTCCACTTGCAGGTAAACTAATGGTAGGATTACCACTTACACCATCCCCATTAGTAACTGTAACCTGCGAGGCTGTGCCTGTAATAGTCCGCTTAGTGAATGTATCAGCAGCAGTTTCTACAAGAACTCCTGCTGTGGCATTTAATCCTGCAAGGGCTGTCAGAGTTGCATCTGCTGCTTGCTTAGTATCAGCATAAGTTTTAACAGCTTTTTGACTGGGGTATTTTGTGTCACTATTAGCAGCAAGAGTACCATCGGTATCTTTGTTGTTTTGGTTCTCAGGGGTGTAACCAAGATTGGCTTCATTAGCCCCCCAATGGGCTGCATTATTACCAGCATCATCTCTTAATGCTCGTAAGGTATCACCATTACTGACTACCACACCACCAGTTAAAGTAGTACCAGTACCAGCATTTGTGACTACCCATAAGAATCCAGCTTTAATAGCAACAGCACCAATAGTATTAGCAGATGTAGGCCAAGCTGTACCACCAGAAACATCATAATTACCTTGATCCTTCCAGACTTTAGTAGCAGAAGTATCTACATAAGAAGTTGTAGCTATACCCAATTCTGCAATAGTTTTACCAGTAACCTGTCTACCAATACCAGTGAATACAGGAATATCGTCAGCAGTTGGTAATGTAACATCAGAAGCTAATGACTTATCTAAGGCAGCATTAACGAAGTTTTCAAATTGCTGTGTCATGCTACAGTCTCCTCAATAGTGATAAGTACTGGTGACGTAATTGCAGTAGATGCGTTTTCTAAGTCACAGTTATATAACGTGTTACCACCTGTAATTGTAAACTTATCTATTTCATCCCCTACTGTACCGCGATAAGTAGTTGCTCTGTTGCGTGTTACATTAAATGCTACCAATTTAGAAGTATCAGAAACATTAGTGCCTATAGCTACTTCACGTATTTGGTTAGCGTCCCACAATGGGAATGTAACAGTACGAGGAACAAATCCACCTAAGACATAATCTAAATTAGTAGTCACAGTAGTAACTTCTTTACCTGCCAAGTTAATAGCACTTAGACCTGTAAATGTAGCTGTACCTTTTGGATCACTATCAGCAACAACTAAAGTACGAGTATTCGTCAATCCATTATTAACTGTTGCCCATGAACCAGGGAATGTACCTGCAGCATCTCCTAGAATAGTACCTGCATTCATAGCTATAGAGATTAATCTTTGATCTGAACCAAGAGTAATAACATGGTTCTGAGCTGATACACCTGAACGCAATCTAGCAGCAGGAAGAGTCTTAGTAATAACAGGGTTATCATCAGCAATCCATACCACAACATTAGTAGTTGAAGTTGTAGCATTAGCTACTCGCTGTGCAGTGGCAGTTAGGTTAGTAGTACCAATGTTATAACCACCAGCTAATCTATTGACTACGACATTACCCATTACTGTTGGAGCAGTAACAGTCAATTGAGAAGCAGAAGTCCACAGTACAGAATCTACATTCGCATAGGTTGCTGCAACAGTAGCTTGCTCTGTACCTTTCAATGCAAACTGAGATGCTGGATATGTAATAACACCTGCTGTGACAACAGGACGGGTATTATTCAGTGCAAGTATGTGTGTACCGTTAGTACCACCAAAGTCACTACTGGAGAATACATTACTCCATGTGCCATTAAGATTACGAATACGAGCTTTAGCAGGTAAGATTAATGGAGCACCTGTACCATAACTACCTTGATCAGCTACAGTTACTTCTAATGTATGGGTTAAGGTATCATCAATTTCAGTGACAGCAATAGCTGTTGTTGCTGTCAAACCATTACTAAAAATTACCTCTACTGCATCAAACAATGTTGGAGAAGTAATAGTTAGATTTAATTTTTGTCCTGCTGCGTGTTCTGTTTGACCTGCACCTTGTGAATAAGCATTACTAAACAACACAGACGAAACGACTGGTGCGGCTTCAATCGTTACTGTAGCAGTATCAGTTGCGCCATCACTATGTGTGGCTGTCACCGTATATGGGCTTGCACCTGTTAGTGTTATTGCGGCTGTCCCTTGCCAAACATCTGTCAAAGTATTGCGTGTTAAAGTTGCAGCAGTTCCGTTTATATCAACAACAGGCTTAAATGTTGAACCTGTAACTGCTAAAACCGAGACGGTAATAGCCGTTGTTGAGCTAGTACAAGATTGCAGTACGTTATTGTCATCTGTTTTTATTTTAGACCCTACATTGTCACCTGGGCCTGTTGGTGTAATATCCGTAATCGCCACAAATCCTTGAGAACCTGCTTGTACAAAAACTTGTAATGTATCACCCTCAAAAGTAGCCTCTACTCCAGCACCCACAAAATCCACATTTCGCACACTTGATGGCGTACCACGATTATTGCCCTCATCTTTGAATTGGATATTGCTGTTACCAAACAACACCCCAGTGGCAGTGTTATCTAATGAGGTTGCCTGTGGCGGCATTGAAAAGAATCGTTCGTAAATTAAGATGCCAGCAGAATCAAAAATCTTAGCAACATGGTATGTCGTTAAATCGTCAGGCTCTAATAAAAATATCGCAATGCCAAGATTATTTGTTGGCTTTTCTATTTTTACTAAATTGTTGATAGGCGGATAGGTGTCAGCAATAGATACTCTGCGCTTCTCAATGCGAGTCCGTACAGAATTTAAAACGCCTAATCCCAAGTCGTTAGTAGATACCGTCAATGCGTAAGTAGCCATATCAACTCACTTAAAAATAATGTGCTTTTGTTCGGAATGTTTTACGGTGCGCGTAGCCTTGTTCGGCACGCATTTTCGACTCTTGAATCGCCGCATCAAATTGACTTTGATAAAACGCCGACATATTGGGATTAGACCAAGTTTTTTCGGCCATAAGCATGAGATAAGCCAATGCGCCATGCTTGATTGCGTCTTTGTATTCTTCAAAGATAGATTCATCAACGCCTTGAGCTGCTTGTGTTGGCTTTAGTGCAACAAGGATTCGGACGGGATAAACGCCAATAGGCTTTGGCACTAAGATTGCGGTATTGGTATTTTTAAGAAAGAAATATTGTGGTTCGCCTGATTGATCGCGCCATTCTTGATAGATTTCTTCCATATCGTCTTGTGTTTTTGGCTCTAGCTCACGCTTATTGACTTTTAGCATGAGCAGTTGCGCGATATTGTTATCGACGGGTGGTGATAAGTCGTACTCGTTGTCGTCAGCAACGGTGTAGAAACCGTCTAGCTCTTGACGCAAGAATAAAGACTTTTGGCAAAACTCAATAACTTTTTGGCGAATGGCTTCAACGATTAACGCCTTTGGACAGTCAGGTACATTAACCTGAACGTATGGCAACCATTGCGTATAAGGGACAATAGCCATGACTTAACCTTTTGATTTTGGATTTACCGCGCCATCGGATGATGCTTTTATCTGTAGTAACTGAAAAAACGTACTTAAATGAGAGCGAGCATCTGCATAATTTTGATTTTGCTTATCATCACCGCCCCACAACAAGTAAAGCATCCACTCTTGGACAGCAGGAGCAAAGTAATCATCAACAGGAAACGCATCTGTGTCTGCGGTGATTGTTGGTAGTACACGAACATAGCTAATATCGACACCAATAATCGGAGATACTGGCGCAGGCGGGTAAACATAAAAATCTTTAGGGGTAATTGAATCGTAAAAATACTCATCAACCACTGTTTGTCCTGTCGTTTCATGCCAATCAGGGATAAGTGCATCTTGCACCAACATATCAGCCTTGCGAATCGCTCGACCTGCATCACTTAAACCGCTTTGTCCACGATTACGAATAACCTTTAAAAGCCTTACGCCGTCACTTGGCAATGTTTGTCGCGTTCCAGCAACTAGCAGCATCATAGTTGTGTATGACGCTGCATCGGGTCGATAACTAACCAATGCCTGTAACGCACTATTTATTGCTAATATTTTTTGCGTCAAAGAGAACTTAGTGTTATTGGGGTCATCAAGAGCAAAATTAACATTCTGCAAAATAACGGAACACAGCATAAATCACCTTACGTCA